TGTGCTGAGCAAAATGAAGGCTTAGCGTACACGACGCGTGTGAATTGTGCTGAGACGACAATAACGCTTTGTGCTGACATCATTGGTGCGCATAATGTATATTATGTTAAATTGCAGACCAAAACGAGTAAACCGCTTGTTATGCGCGTTAATCTCAGAAAACCTTTGTTCTCCGTGCCTTAAAGCGTATCCGTAGTCAGTTTAAAAATCAACTACAAACAAGCAATCTACATCACATCCCCGCCCTTTTCATTCAACCATACAAATTATCAACCACATACGGGCATTAATTGATCCGTTTCGATCACTCAACAGATCGCGTTACCGCGTCGTATGTGCGTTCGCAGACTCTCCCGGCGCTTGCTGCTGCATCAGCATATTTAGCGATTTCTCCCGCACGGCGGTCTGATTCTTCGTACAGGTCGGCAAGCAAACTTGCGGTTTCGGCGGCTGTCTGCCTTCTGGCGGCATCTGCGGAAATCCTGCCTGTTTCACTGGTTGCGAGTTCACGCCTGATTTTGGCGAGTTGCCCGCGCAACTGGTCAGCAGCATTATCAGCGTCAACAGCATCAGCCAGTGCCTTTTGTTTTTCCCGTTCTGCATCATTTACAATTTCCTCTGTTTTCTTCTTACGCCGGAGTTCTTCTTCACGCTGCGCTTGTTCCTGTGTCAATTGCGCTTCTTTATCGGCCTTGTCGCGCTCCGACCACTTCAGTTTCCATTCTTTATCGTTATCCTTTTTCCCAGCCTCAAAAGCTGATTCATGGATGACATAACCAGCACCACCTAATGATGACGCTACAATCAGGCCAATTAATACGGCATATTTTATTTTCATTTGTCCATGCCCCAGCAAGTTAACTCTGACTCCTGGTCTCTGCGGATAACCTGACCGTAGCAATTATTCTCCCGGATGCGGCAATCACGCCCGGCATCCCAGACCCAGCGCTTAATTTGCGCACAGGCACCTTTAAAGTTCCCGGCGTTCAGGTCACGATAAAACCCCGATGGAAAACATTTACCGGGGCCAATATTCCACGGACAAAATGAAGCAATTCCAACTTTTTGCGGAACCGTTAATTGCACGTGTACATTTTTATCCACCCATGCCAGCGCCTTAGCTTGTTCAGCTTTATCAATTTTATCGCACTGTGCTCGCGTCAATTTCATGCCTTTGATTACCGGCTTACCGTCAACGTAAGTCACACCGCCGCAAATAGTCCATATCCCCCGGCTTTTGTCCTGGTAAGCGGTCAGGCTGGTTCCTTCTTTTTCGTGCTGAAACTGTGCCATCAATACCGGAGCGCTTGCCCCGGCAGCAATCAAACCCAGCATAACGGCACTTAATTTGCTCTTATTCCCCACGTACACCCCCACCTAAAGCTATTAGGTATTTTTTGCGCTCGTAATACCAGTTAACGAGGCAAGTAACCACAGTGCATAAAATGCCGATAATTACTGCCCATTCATTGAGAGAAAGCACCGCTAGAGCCGCCGTAATAATTCCCACCCTGTATTTAAACCAGTCCCAAAACTTAATCGCACCCAGCGTGAACCCCACCACCAAAGCCAGTAGTACACCCAGCTTTTTAGGCGAAAGTGATTCAATAAATCGTTTCCAGAGTTTCCCCACTTAATAACTCTCCAGTTCGTCGTAAAAGAAAAGGCCAAAACCCCCATCAAAAGCGTTAACGTCTCCAAATTTTTCATTTGGTCTAAGACGAGCAACACCAATCGCTCCCGCGCCAGCATAGCCCGGCAATTTTCCGCTAAGGCCGTGCCAGACTCCCGGACGCAAGCAAATTTGTGACAGTGTAACCGTCCTGTCTGCGTTCGATATTTCAAGCCACCACAGCTCTGTGGTTGTTGCGAAGAACAGGCGCATATTCAAAACCACGCCGTTTAGTGATGATGTGAATTCCTGGTCTGGGATAGATGCGATAACACCAATCTCGTAGTAAGCAGGCTCCATTTACGCCCCTCCCAATACACGACGCATTTTTTCGAGCGCATAGACTTTTTGCGGCTCTTTGTTCGCGTCTACCGTGGTGGCGCTCTTTTTACCTGCGGAGGTTTTCCCCTTCCCTGCCGGCTTAGAAGTTTTTGCTTGCGCTGATTTTGTGCGTGAGCGCTGGAATGTCACCGTGTCAACTTTCTGAGCAGTGAGCTTGACGGTATAGCTGTTTTTCTTAGGAACGGCTTCAATTGAAAGCGATGTGATACGGCATTGAGGCATTGCCATGAAGGATGTATATACCGACACAAATTCCTTCGTATCGTATGCCGCCTGAATGGCCTGAGCCTGATTCATGGCCGAAATGATATGCAGCGGCGCAAAAGGCAAATCGGTGCCAGTGATGATTCCCTCAAAACTGGCTACCTTTGGATCGTCAACCTCACCATCTGATATTTTATAGCCCGTCTCAATCTTCCCTTGTGCAATGGTTCGTTTTGCCGAAACTTCCTCACGTGTTTTGAGCCTAAGTGACACCGTCACTCCTGATTCAAACACCATGACAGCCCGTTTATCGTGTGGCGCACTAATCGCCGCGTCCATACCTTCAGCCATAAAAACCCCAAAAAAAATCCCCTTCGTAGAGGGGATTTTCACATCTTAGCTGTGTGGGTTACATGCTGTTACCGCTGGCGGTTAATCGCTCTTTTTTGCCTCTGCCGCTTCACAAATTCGGCGTAGATACTCGTTGTTTTTGAATGAAACCATGATTAATTCAAAAATCACCCTCGTAGCCACTAGAGATACAGCAAAACTGATACTCATACCTTCGCTTTGACGTAACCAGCTTAAAATGCTGCCGAGGATGAGAAGCACTGTAACTAACCAGTAAACAACAGTGATTATTTTTGGTGTTATGAGAGTTTCGAAGGTTGCAAAATCCTTAAACTCATTCTTTGGCATTACCTTATCCTTATCTTGCCCCTGTTGACTCCGCGATATTACCACCAATATCACCAGATAGAGTACCCGGCTCATCAATATTATTTACCGTATCAGCTGCCTCTTTTGGACTATTAACAATAATGGTAGTTGTTTTATTTCCACTATTGCTAATGTTTGGTGTACCTGTAGCCGTTGAAGGAAGGATACCAAGAGCGCTTTCTATGCCCGGTAAGGGATTGAGGTCAAACATATCACTTAACCCACCCAATGACCTGAATGTATTCGGCAGCGGCGTAAGGTTATAAAGCCCCTGAAAAGCCGTCATCCACGGATTTTCAATAGCATCGGATATAATCCCGTTGCTTCCATTTTGCTTAGTTGCGTTGTCTATACCCGAAGCAGCTTTTCCAACCAAATCAATAATCGTTCTGAGGGCTGCTATAAGATTTGGGTAACGCCGTTCAAATTCGTCAAAACTGCCAAAAACACTATCAAAAATGGTACCTCCCTTGCCATCTAACCATGCTTTCCATTCTACAAACGCTTCATAAACTACCCATACAGCGGCACCAATCGCAAGGAAAGGCCATACAGCTGCAATAACTGGAATAGCCAACGCGGTAAAAGCCGCCCCAACAGCGCCAAGAATACCTATCAGAACCGCCGATTTACTTTCGTCTGCGAGCGTTGACCAGAACGCGGCAACCTCTTTTTCCGCACTTCTAAGAACAGGAATCAAAGTATTGGATGCCCAATCTGTGAATTTTTGCCAATCTCCACCTATCGTTGCTTTGGCAAGAAAGTTTTGCCAGTCATTTCGCATCACCGTTAATGTTTGTCCCCACGTCCATCCTTGCTTTTTAAGAAGGTCAGCATTATTTGCGGCCATTTTTTCAAAGGCCTTTAGCATCGTTTCCGCTGTCAGCTTCCCGGCCTCTGACATTGCCCGCAGCCCTTTTACATCTGTGCCGAAAGCCTTCGCGACTTCCGGGGCCATTGTGCCAATGGCCTCCATGAAGGATCTAAATTCATCCCCGCCGAACCGGTCAGAAGAAAATGCCTGGCCCATCTGGTAAAGCGCTGCGTTTACTGCTTCAGCACTGCCACCACCTAACTGTAATGCGCCCACCAGCCCCTGAGTCGCTCGGATTGTTTCCTCCTGAGACTTCCCAAGTTTCTGCGTGGCGGTCGCCATATTGGTATAGGTTGAGATAAACGCTCCGCTATCGCTTCTTACTGCGCTTGCTGCCTCATTTAAAGCAAAGAATGCATCTTTCGCATCACCTGTTGTTTGTGCAAGTCTTGCAATTTGCGCTTGTTGCTGCTGAATAGAATCTAGGTCATCAGCCAGTGATTTCCCAATAGCAATAATTCCTGCCGTTAGACCGGCTCCCGCCAAGAGATTTTCAGCACCTAAGCCTTTCCCGTCGCCCCCTCCACCAGCAGATTCATCATTTCCTTTTGGGTTGAGTGGGTTTCCTGAAAAACTCCCTGCTGAAAAGTCATACCTAGAAAGCGGATTTATCGTTGAAGGATCAAACAATCCACCACCATTCCCTGAAGGAGAGCTACCCCCGTGGTATGGAATGAAAAGCCTTCCCCCTCCTGAGCCTCCCATCAATGGTAAACCAACACCACTCCCCATGCCTTCTACTGCCGCACGTGCAATTTTTTGTGATTCCCTTTTAACCGTATTAGCCAGCGGCGTATGGACAATCAAATTAGAGCCTGTAGCGGCTACTGTGGCTATTGCTGCTGTAGCGGCGGCTGTCGGCGCTGTTGATGCACTGCTGGGCGCATAGGGGCTTGCAGGCTTCAGGTTGTTGACACGCTTGATAGCGGCGTCAAGCTGATTAACCTTTGCGATAGCCTTATCAATCGCAGCATCAAAGCTGTTGAGCCCGTCAAGGTCGGGAATAACGTCAATTTTCGTTACGAGATCGGCTGACTGGTCTGTCATTTTTTCACCTTATTAAGCGCGTGCTGAACCGCGTTATCAAATTGGATAACGGCGGAGGCTCTCATAATGGAATCAAAGGAGGCGCGGCCTGACACTACATCGCTGAAGCTAATCAGGCCGCTTTCTATCACTCGCCAGATGACAAGCTCTGTGCGGACGGTTCGGTCAAGGTTTTCAGCAAGGCGCTGAACAGTTGCCGCATGGCTCCCTGCATCGTTCCCGCTGTGTCCAGACCAATATTTTTTTTTAAACCTGCTGTAACCGGAAGAATGGAGAGCTTCAGGCACTCCAGCGCCACCAGATAAACATCGGCGATATTGGTAGCGGTGAAATTGGTATTCACTGCGTCCCAGCTATCGAGAAACTCGCCATTATCGACCAGTTGAGCGCGGGATTTTGCCAGCAAGGTAAATAACAGTTCGTCGTGGTCTTCCCGGTTAAGCACACCGAAAATCTTCGACGACATAGAAAGAATGCTTTCTACCTGGCTGATACCGTGTTTGGCGAGAATCTCCGCCACGCGCAAATTAAAGTGAATGGCATCAAAAGCGCTCATTCGGACTACACAGAATTTACGCCCGTTGATTTCAACGTGTTTGATTGAGTCGTCCATCAGGTAATATTCACTCCATTAATGACCGAATCCACCTCGCCAGTAACGAGTTTCCATTCCAGTGTTTGAGCACCAGCGCCGTTATTTGCGCCATCAGTAGGCTGACGGGCAAACATCGCGTAACCCATGCGGTGTACCGACAGATTGCGCGTATTGGTTAGCGTGACGGGTACTACAGACTTCGTTTTCTGCATCAGAAAAAGAGCCGTGTTAACCGGGGAATTACGCTGTGTGACGAAGGTCAAAGACCCTTCTTCAGTCGGATTATCAATAAAAGACCAGTCGCCACCGATGCCGGAAGAAACGGTAATCTGGTCATCCGTCATTTCCAGCGTGATATTGCTGTCTTTAGCCAGACCGATTACCGGCACAACGCCTACGGTAATCAGCCAGTCTTTAGAGGACATTACGCCTAAATACATAGTTAAATCCCGTAAGTCATCGCTGTACCAACAGCATCAACGTGCTTAATGGCGTAGCGGAGGTAGAAAGAGAATTTGATAGTCACATCGCCTTTAATACGCTGCACGGCGCTGATTTCTGACATCGTCGGACGCACAACGGTAAATCCACGGACATAATCTCCGTTATCATCCGTAAAGTTTTCCATAATGCCGCCAGCAGTCTGGCCCGCCTTCAGCGAGCTTTCCATCTGGTTACAGACCAGTTCATAGCCCGGCATGTCGTGACCCACTTTGTTACGGTTGATATGCAGCGTAGCAAGGTCTTTTTGCATTCTGTCAGCCTGCCAGTAGCAGAAACGAACAACTTCAATCGCTTCTCCGTCACCGCATGTGCCGGGGTAAGTTACCGTGATGCCGGAACCATAATCTTCAAAGGTATTACCGTTGAGCGCCTTAATTTTCTGGTAATCGGTTTCGGTGAATCCATCACTTTGAACGGCGTTAAGTGTCTTGAGCGCCCACGTTTCTGAGCCCGGTTGCATGACAAGACAACGCCCGGCGATAGCAGCGTCGAGGAAGTTCTTTTCCAGCTTCGTAGAAATGGCAAACGAACCCGCCATGTTCTTATCGAAAAGGTATTTCGTAATGTTGTCAGTCGCCCAAGTGGAGGACGTGTAGTCGTCAATAAACACCGCCATTTTATCAATCTGTGATTCGACCCAATCAGCAATAGCTTTCTGAATCGACAGATTCCGCGACGGCGTCATGCACATAAAGAACTTGTTGTACTGGTTTTTGATAGCTGCAATCGCAGCACTAACGCCAGCAGCCAGCGCTGTAGATTCAGCGTGAGCAACTTCGGCCCCTTCCAAATAGACAATGCGACCATCAACCAGAAACTGGCCTGTAGTCGTTGCATCAGCAACGATATCAGCCGCTGCGCCGGTGCTCCCGGCCCAAGTAGTACCGTTATAACTGGCGTAGCGATATTCCGTACCTTTCACATAGCCGATGGTGGCCTTTGTGGTTGTCGGTGCGCCGGAAACCGGAACCCCCGTCAGGGCAATCATAGTTTTGCTGTAAGCGGCTGAGAAATCGCCGACAACCAGCGTATCCGGTGACGGACTTTGAGAGAAATACGCCTGAACCGCCAGAAGATTATCGCCGGATACGCCGTCTGAAATGGCATCATCAGCGCTGGTATAGACCCGGTAGAGATCGACAAAATCCGCGACGGTTGCGGATTCGTAATCTGTAAATTTTTTCCCGAAAAATGCCGCGCCCGGCGCGAGGATTAACCCGACGCCAAACACGCCATATTGAGCGGCGGTAGTTTGACGCCCAATTTTTACACTAAAAAGCCGACTTAAATTCGCCATTTAATAGCCCCTAATAGCGAGAGTGACTTTATCGCACGGTGTGACCGCCGCGCTTTCAATCCAACTCTCTCGTTTGTAATGCTGGTACACAAATGTCAAAGACAGCGTTACCTGTGCCATCTGCTGGTAAACGAGGTTATCAATTAGAGGGGAGCTATTCTCGAAATCGCCCGAGCGGTCAATACAGCAGTTATTTTCGAACTGCCAGAAATCACCTTCAGTCGAATCGACCTGATTCAAAAAGTTTTCCAGAAATGCCTGAGCGTCATCTGATGACCGGATGACGATAATTTTCGCTTCACAGTTGTAGTGATAAACGCGGTAATCGCCATCCCATGACTTTGCGAATGCCTGTGGCTCTCTCGAGGAAGTGAGAAGATGGACGGCAGTAAACGGATCCTTTGACTCTGGAATCTTCTGTTGTGCGTAAATGGGACTATCGCCCACCAACTCAATCATTGCCTGTCTTGCCCGTACCATTGCAACGTAGGGCGCACCGCTCAGGATTGTTGGTCTGGCCTGTGTATCGGTCTCTTTGAGTGTGCCTGCCGGAAATTTGACAACATCGCCAACATCCAGCCGGAAATCAGCCTGAATATTGATAGTGGTTCCGCCGCCATTATCAAGCACGACAGAACTAACCACGGACGGATCCCGAAAATTATATGGCGTGAATAAAATATCTTTGCTGTTACCGTTAGCGGTGAATGTCGCCTTTTCTGCGCGATAATCAGAATATGATAATTCCCCGTCAACGGTCATTAATTTGACCGTATAATTAGTCATTATCCCACCAGCGCGAGTGCGTCCCGTTCTTTCATACCAAATAGCAAATATTCATAGTGGTTAATAACGCCGTTTTGCCACTCCTGCCGCTGCACCACTTCGTAATATTTACCCGCACACAGCACTATAGCGCCGTTATGCTCACCCTCTTCTGTAACCTCTAAATCCGTTTCGCCAATGGCTTCCATGTAATCTTGAGGCTTACGCCCCGTTAGGTAAGCCCGAAATGAACCGCCACCATCAACCGGCTGCATACTAAGGAAAGCGGATTGTTGCTCTGAATATCCCTCGCGTGGCATACCGCCAACTATCTCAATCGGTAATGGACGCCAGTAGTGAATTAATCGTCTCATGCAAAAGCCCTGTAATTGACCGTCTGAATAAGCGTACCGCTATGAATAAGCGGCTTTGTTGACCCCTTGCGGGCGATGGTGATATCTGAGTTAGGACGGTATAGCGCGGAATCAGCGATTGTTTTTCTGGTAATTTGAACCGCCTGAGCACCTATGCGAGCAATAGCCTGTTGCGGAGTAATGCGACCTCGTGCAACATCACGCAGAACCTCTTTGTAAGCATCTGTGCGCATCCAGTCAGCTATTCTGTCCGCCGCAAATCGCATAAACGGACGCTCTGGTATTAACTCCCATCCCATAGCGTTCTTTGTGCCGAAGTTATTCCAGGCTCCATACAGCGCAACATCGACGCCCTGATTCATTTTCCCTCTGTGAATACCAACGGTAAGCTTGACTCCCGCCAGCGCATTCACGCGCTGACGGATAACGCGGTCAAAGCCCTTTGTTTCAAACTTTGCACCTCCACGCATGGATCAAACTCCGTTAAACATTTTCAAATATCAGAATGTTTATCTGCAAAATCGCACATTGCCCTTTATTTCACTGTGGGCGCCATGGCTGGCCAATCGCACTTTTCAGAATAAAATCCCGTTAAGAGGCGTGACCGATTAGGATGCAACCGCCTGTCAACCCCCCCATTGCGTCTAAAAATTCCTGCCCCCACTGCGTACCCTGCCAGCCAGACTTTTGCGCGGCTTCTGTGAATGTCACAGCTACTTTCCCTTCCCGGCGACTTGCAACACCGCGAACACTTGCGCTTATGCCTTCTACTGCTATTGGGGCGAGATTGGCAGCAACATACAGCGCTTTCAGACGCTCAATGTCGTAACCGTACTCCGCAGCGGCCCGCAGGTTGTAAAGCCGCTCACATTGAGAAGAAAGGGCGCTAATAGCGCCCTCATCAAGTGTCACCCCCGGTAGCAGAATGGCGAGCCAGTCATTTACCGTCATGCTATGCCCTTACTCGTCGTCAGAATCAACTACGCCGTCATGCTCTTTATTGAGCTTTTTGGCTTCAGCGGCTGAAACTTCTTTTAATCGGCCTTCGTCCATAAACTGCTTAACGCCGCCGATGGTCAGTGTTGCGCCGTCCACTTCGACCGCTGCCAGTGGAGCGATTGAGATAGTAATAACGGTGCCTTCGCTGTTTTTTGCACCGATGTGAATCGGTGCCTGAGTGGTGTTAGTCAGAAAAACTTTTTCTTTCTCAGCCATGAGTTAAATCACCTTTGAGGATTTGGCAGCAGCCAGCGGCGCACGGACGATAACGCCAGCAGAGCGCGACAGGCAAGGAATAGACAGGTCTAGCCCGCTACGCTGAACCGGCAACTGACGGAACAGCACAGGAGTAGCCTGGCCGAAGTGGCGACGATTGTTTGCCAGCGCGATACAGATACCGTCATCATCCAGATCGGAGTTTTTGCGGAAAGTAACTTCCGGGTAAGAGCTACGCAGGAATGACAGCACCGTGCCGAGCGTACCACTCAGGCGCAAGCCCTGAATTCGCGCCCACGCCTTAGACGGCATATGGAATTCATTCACTTCGTAGATTTTCGTGGTATTTACCGCAGCAATAAGCGCTGATGCGTCGTCGCAAATCTTATCGCCGTCAGAGGTCGCCCAGGCACCCTGTAGCGCCACCAGCGGAATATTCGGATGTTCGATAAATCCGATAATCTGATATTCCTTGTTGCCACGCCATAGCAGATTAGAAACGGTGCGCTCATGCGCTTCGCGGGTATTGAGCGCCAGAATGTTATCAAGCGGAGTACCGGACATTGCCGCCGCCATAACGTCACTGTAGGTGTAGCCATAACCCAGCCCGATATCGTACATCAGCGCGAAGTATTCCCGGCCTTTGGCGCTCATCATCGGCATATCGGTGCCGAATGCCGCCATGATTTTAGCCATGCCCTGAGCGGAATACATGCGATAACCAGCCCACTTAGCTCCCTCGTTGATGCCCGGCTCCTGCTGGAACATGGTCAACGCGACCGGCGCGGGCATTTCTTCCATGTAAACATCGTTTGACATGGAAATAAGGTCACGGGCAAAAATTAGCCCTTGTTCGTCAACGTTGATACCCGGCACAGCGCCAGCTACCTGAGCTTCTGTAAAAAGCTGCGCCATAAGCGCGGCTAAATATTTCTCATTCATCTTTTGGGTTTTCCCTGTTAGCTAACAGTGATTACAGCGGTGTCGGTGAAACCACCGTCTTCGGTACGTACCGTAATGGTTGCCGTCTGTCCGGTTGTTGCCCCGCTTTTCACCGTGGCAAGGCCAGATGCGTCCACTGTCACTACGTTCGCATTGCTGGATGCGTAGGTAACGCCTTTATTGGTTGCGCCTGCCGGGGATACTGTCGGCGTAAATTGCTGAGTCGCACCAGCGGCTTTGGATGCAGTTTTAGGCGACAACGCAACGCCAGTTACAGCGACTTCTCGGGGATATCCGGCGCTGAGTAGTTCGCCATCAATGACCATCACAATTGCCGTACCACCGCGCTGAGTTGGCGATTCAAAGCGGAAGCGGCTTTTATCGCCGGATGCAGCAACACCCCATTCCATATAACCGGTAGTGGCGTTACGGCCTTTCGGCACGGCTAAATCACCTACCTTCGGTGATTCACCCGTTTTGACCGCTACGCGGATCGGGCCATTTTCGACAATACCAATCGGGCAATTGATAGTGACTACGCCAATGCGCGTGTTGCTACCAAATCCCGGCGTGGCGGGCATATTGGAATGCGCAGTAACAGCAATGCCGATGGCATCCGTAACATCACCACCATCAGGTAAAGCAACGCAGGTTGAATCATTACCGGAGGTAAGTTTCACCGCATCGCCCGGCGCAACTTCACCACCAGCGCGACGGGAGGTTACGCGAGCGGAGGAACGGAAAGACGGCAGCACCGCCAAATCACCCGGCAACCCCGCGTCAAAATCGTCTTTAATCGTGGTCTGCATTATTTGCCTGCCTCTTTTTTGCCAAAGGTGCGAGCCAGATAATCCTGATGGGCTGACTTCTGAGCGCCCTGCTCATCGGTGTTTACCGCTGCGCGTGGATTTCGCGGGGTTTGTTCAAATTTCTTACCGCAGGCAACCAGCGCCATAGACAGCGCAACATCCACCTGCTCATCCGTCCAGCTATCCATGTTTACTTCAGGATTTGCCTTACGGATGATGGCCTGTTTGACCAGATTGATATCGCCCAGGCTATCGGTGTTGATGTTCAGGCGTTTGGCTGCTGCTTTCAGGTCATTTTCCTGACGACCATCAGCAACACCGCGCTCGTAGGCTTCGTTGCTGGCTGAGTCCATATTTACAAGGCGGGTATTTGCTTTCAGCAGGTCGCCCTGTGTTTTGCTTAAATCAGTCGTAAGCGTTTGATTTTTCGCTTTAAGACTTTCAATTTCGGCTAACGCCTCTTCTAATTCCATCGGTTCACCGTCCAGATTGAATGTTGCAGTTTTTACCCGTGGGTTACGCACAATGCTCAAATGGTTGTAATTTATACCCTTTTGCAGCGTGTCGAACGTTTGCCCGTCCGGGGATAGTCCTGTCTCTTTTGGCTTTTCGTCGCACTGATACCCCGCCGAAGCACCACGTAAATCTTTATCCTGCTGAATCAGTCGGATGGACTTCTCATCCTGAACCAGTGCGCGGGCAATAAGTTCATCACCCTGACGCATAACAGCAGTAACAACACCCGCAGAAACGGCCCGGTAGTTTTTTGACGTCACCAGACCACCGCGAGGATGTGACACGGTCACAGGCTTGCCGATTAAGGTATTCATTGAGTCCTGGTTAAACAATTCATCGGCTGAGCGGTACTCTTTAGCCGTGAACGCGTCACCTCGCTTGCGGTCATAAACCAGTACGCCCGGACGGGCGATAGGGATATCAATCTGGAGATAACCTTCCGGGGTTATCTCCCATTGCTTGATGGCGTCAACGTTGACCTGTGTTTCTTGCAGCAATTTCTTTCTCCGCTTCTTCAACGTCCGACGCAGAGAACAACCATTCAGGGAAGCAGCGGCATAAATGCGGTTGCCCCGGATTCCCGTCCTGTGGCGGTCTGGTCGGCTCGTATGCCTTACCTTCGCGCTCAACATGCAATTTTCGCTCGCGTTCGTCTAACATCCCCCGCCAGCGGTATATTTTCATCCCGGCAATACGGGCGTTGGTTTCTTCCAGATTCCAGGCCTGATTACCTATCTCATTGCGGGCGACGTTGCAGGCTCTCCGATAGGGAATTTCCATTTCGGTTGCCAGTTTATCGGCGATATAGTCAACGCCCCGCCCCTCGCGCAATCCCTGCTGAACGACCTTAATTCCACGCTGTAGCGCCTCATCGGAGACGTTCTCCATGCGCCCCATGCTCTCCGTGAGCCAGTCCGCTGTTTGCTCCAGCAGCTTTTTATCGCCGTCATAGATATCAATGGATATCAGGTCAGCCATATTTTCGGCTGGCAGTTTGATACCCGGAGCCAAATCAGTGTCGGCGGCAGCGCGAATAATCAGCCGGAAATCGTCAACCGCCGAGTTAGCAAGCTGGGTATTTGCCGCTTCCATAGCCGGTAATGATGGAACAGTGCTCGCGCCTCTCATCGGATCCGTTAAGCTGGCGAGCGGCTTAGATATTGCTCCCGCTGTATCTGGTGTGGCTGATAGCCCTGTTTTCAGGTCAATAAGATTCACACCATCGACGCGGAAGCGCTGGTAATAGCTCTGGTAATACTCGTCAGTCAGGCCAAATTGACCATTTACAATAGCGGCCTGAACATCATCAGCGGTGCGATTGATAACCCGAAGGTAGGTATCTGGCTTTGAGCCAGTCACTCGGGCGAAGTCTTTAGCCAGGCTGATTCCTGCCTGCCGCCTTACTTCACTGAATGCGTAGGCGGGAACGGCCCCAAACTCACCATCTTTCAACAGCGACGGAATGGCTTTAAGGAATATTGATGCATCCGGTAAAAGTTCCTGAGCAACAGACCTGACAAGCTTTTCCTGCTGCTCGCGCGTCATGCGTGAATAATTGCTTCCGGCTTTCTTCTTTATATATACGCGCACTTTTTTGACCGTTGCGGCGGCGATGAAATCACCCAGCAGGTCATCAACGGAAATATCTTTACCATCGGCGGCATCGGTATTGAGTACCGCGCCGGATTTACCAATTGCCTTGTATGTCTTTATGCAGGCATCGCGAACCCATTTACCAACAAGCCGGGCGTTATCGCCCAGCCTTTGAGCGTAAACCAGTTCGATAGCCAGCGGATACCCGGCGTCGTAACGTGGTTCACTCTTCGCCATTATTGGCCTCGTCGTTGTCTTTTTTGGTGCTATTCTGGTTCAGATTCTCGTTGTTCTGGTTCGAATCGTCGTCATTCTGGTCATCAATGGTGCCAGTTGCGGGCGGAGTGGTCGCAAGCATAACCACCGCTCCAGTCTCCTGCGCCGTTGCGCGGGCCTCTTCGCTGGTAATGGCTCTCATGGAATAGTAAAGCTGTGCTGTTTCCGCTCGTTTCTTGTCCCGGTCTACTTCGCGGTCTATTTGGCCCTGAGATTTATTCGGGACAAAATCAGCGCGGATGCCCGTATAGCGAAAAGCCAGCTTTTTCAGTGCCGGAATGATGTAATTGGTGTTGATATGAGAAACAAGGTTTTGCCATTGTGCATCGGCGCTGGTATCGCTATTGGAAAGACCACCTTTACGCTCTGCCAGCATAGCTATGGGGAAACCCGTTTCGGCGCACACCAGCTTAATAGCCATATCAACAAGGTCGGCGGTTCCGGTCATCGTGGATTGTAAGCGGTTAATTTCCTCTTCAGCATCAATCGCGACCATGTCATTTAACTCACGGGTTGCCGCTATCCCTGCCAGCCTGCGGGCTGCTGTAGCCTCTCCTTTAGCCGTTTTCATGTCTTCTGCTAAGTCATTCTTTTTATAGATATCCTGAACGGAAAGGGAAAGAATGCTGATGATTAGCTCATGCGAAAGACCCAGCCGCTGTAAAGCTGCATAAGGCTTACACAACAATGGTTCGCCAAATTCGATACCAACCATCGCGTAAATCGGCTGATAGTTTTTATCGCCAAAGAGGATCGAATCCTCCTGCTCAATAAACACCTCGCCACCGATGGGGCTTTTAAGCTGGATACGCCAGCCTTCCGGCAGACCAAAAAAGGGCGAATTATAGTCTGCAAACCAGTCATTCGACGGGGTAATCCAGTGCGAGCCGTGGCAACGCACCCACTCTTCCCCCATAACCAGAACAGACCAGCCATGATGACGCTTTAGAATGGCGGCGCTTTCCACTACCTGCCACGCGCTCATTTCGTCAAAAATCTGCTGAATATGCTTTGAATCATCGGGATTTTCAGTAACCACTGTGAATCCGTTCAGCATGGCGGCAGCAACCGGTTCGCTGATAATTCGCCAGCCTATACCGGATAGCTCCCCGGTCATTGCAGCCACCAGCGGAATCATCCCCTCTGCGGCGCGAGCCTTCATGCGGTTGGCTGTCGGTGAACTCATCCCCGCCGCACCCTTTGAGCTTGCCGCTGCGCTGGTCATCATACTGACATAGCCGTCAACATTGTAATTAGCCGGCTGCAAGCCCTCTTTCGTTAAAATCCCCTCAGTGGGAATCAAGCTGGTTTTGTTCGTCATTCGATAATTCCTGATTTCATGCGTACCAGATGTGGGAATATGGCGTCAGCGTAGTCAGTGGACACGCCCAGCCGTTTTTTAACTTTTTTCTTCGCTTCAATAAGGATTTTGTCGTCAGGAGTGGTTTCCCACATGACGCCAGTAGAATCAGAAAGGATGCGGTCGAGATATCGACGCGGTATCTGGTCAGAAATCGCGAAAAGGCCATCAGGCGGCATAATGTCTGTCTCTATCCAGCGCACAGAGTCGTTAACTGCATCCCGATACGCCCACCACGCCTGCGCTCGCAGGTTGTGGAAGGTATCTTCGTTCGGCCTCCCGCCGCGATATCTGGACTTTTTGCGCAACACTTCGCCCTGAGCGACGAATTTACGAAACTCAATCTCTGAATCTTCGTATTTGTTTAACTCGCCTTTAACACCAGAACCAACGCCGACAGAGTCGTAAATCAGGACGGTACAGCCTTCTTCCGTCGCCATCTTTAACGCCTGCTGCGCAAGCTGAACGGTGTCACGCGCCTGCAATCGCTCCATACGGTACAAAAATCGCCCGTCAAAGAACGACAACACAGAATCATCATCGCCATCATCAGCAACATCGAGCACCGCCGTTTTAACGCCAGTTCGACACGCTTTCGCCAGTTTCGAATCGGGCGAAACAACTAACTTTTCAAGATGGCCACGGTTAACAACAGCGCCGGGTAAATCACTGACGGGAACGCCGTTCCAGATGTTGTCGTACTTGTCCGGGTAATACTTCAGCGTATAAATCCGCTCTTTATCCAACGTCGAATTGAAATATGGGTTGTGATACCAGTTCACCTCCTCAATAAACCAGTCATCCTCTGCATTGAGAACGTATCTGACATAGGTTTCATCCCACGCAAAAGCCGGGTTGAAGGTAATCCATAGTTCAGCACCGTTGCGGCGCAATGTTGGGGCCAGCGTTTCCCACGCTTCAGCCGAAATTGCGTGTGCTTCCTCCACCCAGCAAATGTCCACACCTTCAATGGATTTAATGCTGTCGAGGTTCGACTGAAAGCCCAAAAACCGGAATTCAGCGCCGGATTTAGCCTTGATACTGTTTTGAGTTATCGTGAACTCTGATTCATACCCCAGACGGCGTATCGTATCGCTGAGCAGCTTATGTGATGATGCGTCGATAGATTTTTGCACCCGGCGCAAGCACAGAATGCGCAGGTCATATCGCACAGTGAGCTGAATCAGTGCTTCGGCAATCCTCCATGACTTACTGGAGCCACGCCCACCGCGCAGACATTTAACGCGGTGCGGTTTTGTCGTGAGCGAACGCATGACGCGCCGCCACTCTGCCATTTTCTTTTTCTCTGACAGCCAGTAGCGACGGCGCTCTAAATCATGCTCAGGTGCTATCTCAATCGCCGTCATCGAATCCCATATCCCGGTAAATTTCGGTCAGTGTTTCTCTCGCGAGGCGCTTACCTTCGTCGGTTATCGGCTTGCTAATATCCACCCCGGCAAGCGTAAGGATCCGCGCGGCAAGATGTGACTTATCCAGCCCCTCAACCTGCCATCCGTGCTTTGTTCTTTTGATGTTTTTAACTGCACGGGTATCAATTGCCGCCATGCGGCTGCGGAACACCTCCGGTTCAAGCCTCATTTTCTCCAGCGCCTGCAATTCCAGCATTACCGCTGTTGAATCCGGCGCACGGAAACGCGCCGAAAGGTCAATTAACGCCTCCTGACGCCCCACGATATCCGCTGCAATGATGTGCTTTTTGTAAACACTGACGGCCTGCTGTATTTCGTCGTTTTTGAGTAACTTCTCAGCCTGAAAATCATCGTTAAAGCCCTTGTAATCTCTGTTGCGCGACTTTGCATAGCTGAACCCCGGCGCTTCCCGCGCTTCAGCCACCAGCTTTGCAAATGCATCATCACGCCTGTTTATTTTTATTGTCACAATTCCCCCCTTGTGAGGCTTGCAGCGTATCGAGGAAAGAAGAGGATCAAAAACAGCGTTACCGCTGGCGTGTAGTACAAATAAAAAAAAGCCACTCCGGGGGCGGAATGGCTGAAATCACAAGGGTAATAACAAAGGCTTAAAGGTAACAGGCAATGCTTCCTGTCCGTGGCAGATGCCATTATGGTTTTTTACCTGTAGGATTCAAAAGACGATGCGAGAGGTAACGCCAAAGAAAAGCCGCCCCCGAAGGAGCGGCGTTTAAAGGTGCTCAGGCCATGCCAGACAACCAGAAAGGCGGGGACGGATCCCCGCCCTGATTTAGCGACTCTCCTTAGCTTCGTAGGCAAACTTTGCCGCTACCTGCATACCTCCCTGACCTCCCTGACCTATGGACGCTTCGCAAAGCGTCCGGTTAAGGGCGGTATACGCCAGTAACGCCGCGATAAATATCGCGATAAACAAAAAAACTCCTTTGTAAAACAAAGTTGCCTCCTTCGCTTTTGGGAGGCTATAATCGTGTTGTCACGCAAGATTAGAGGCCTCGTTGGTTAATGAAAATTGACCTTCGGGGCTTTCTTCTATCTGCCGCATGGTGACATGAGACAGACAGCCTCAAGCACCGGGCAGGATTATACCCATAAACAATCCCTTACCGCAAAAAACACCCCTTCTTCCTTTCGTCTTATTTGTAGTTAATATAAGATAATCCCGCATCAGCAACGCTTGCTCAGCCACCAAAACCACAGGCATGTAAGCAGGTTTCCGATTGATATACCTAACGCCAGAGTAGCCGCAAAGTCAGCATAGGACATAAGGATAGCCTCATGAGTTACAGTGATGTAGTGGCAACGATAGCGCTTTTTGTTTCGTTTATCGGCACTTTTGCCAGCGGTTACATCATCTACCCTGCCCCCTTTTAATGCCCTTGCGTAGGGTTACTTCTATTTTTGCTTCCTCTACCTCTTCATCAAAGAAAATCCACTCAGGACGGCAGAAAATATGGTCATGAAATTCATTCCTATGAAACGCCATTCCGTCGAGCAAGCGGATAGCATCGTCATTATTGCTACTACTGCTGTCTAAACGGTAATATAACCACCCCCATTGCCTTGCATTTCGCCTTTCATTCCGCCACTCCATACGAAAACTCGCTCTTGCTTCCAAATGTCTAACCCATTGTTTTGTTACTCTTGCCTCCCCGGCGCTATTGATTTTTATAACCGCAAATGAAGGCTCTCTTTCCTCTTTTTCTTCAAAGACATGCGTTCCGCTCCCGATAGCATCAAAATAAACCGGAGTTAGCATTTTGAAGTTAATTAAGTGCCGACGCCAGAGGCTATTCATACATCCATGCAGGCGGACTATTTCCATTTTGTCCATAACCCCAGAATTATGAATTTCCATCATTTCATAGTAAATTGACTCGCCCATTAACGAATTCCTGAGCATTAGTATAAGCCTTGCCTTTAATGACTCATCCTCCACCTTAACTTGCTCGGAAAACAACCGTATAAAACAATCCACCTGCTCTCGATAGTCTTGAGGCTTCAGCCAACTGGTTTCCATCGCACCAACTTTAACCGTAGAAATTGTTGCTTGATTCTAATTTGTAGTTGTCTTAAGATCTATACAGGTGCCAAAAACACCCATCGAAAGCGGTATATCACCCCGTCAGCGTGATTTTTTGTACCCAGAGTTTATGCTTTGGTAGCTTCTGCTACGTGAGTGCTGAATTATGGGGTGGAGTGCGGCTAATAGCGCGGATCATACCCGCGTAATACGCCCGCCGACTTTCGACGGTTTTTGGCTCCACCCCACCCATCCAAAAAATGGGTTTCAGTCTCATCGAAAGGAGCAACCACAATGAGTACATTACTCACTATCCCCGATACCGCCGAACTGCTGGCGCACACCATTACCGCTCTTAAAGCTGCTGGCTACGCCAGTGCAGCAATGATTCCCGTTCATAAAAACGCCTCAAATGAAGTCGAAAAAACGGAAGTGACCGCGCCGGAAGTCTACGTAGCTCCCGGCAAGCAGTATGCCAACGCTCAGGAAGCGCTGGCGCATCTGGTGCGCGAACTGAAAAACCCGGAACGCGACAACTATAATGAAACGCTGGACTTTACTTTTGCATCACTGGCGCAACTGCTGGACATGCTACGCGAGCCCATCTATCAGCATGGCCTGATGCTCAAACAGGAGTTTGAGAAAGGCGACGAGCTTCCGTTGGAAATGGTGACAACCTTTATCCATATCCCAACCAGCACGGAAGTATCTTTCCGTCTCCCGGCCTTTATCAAAGAGGATAAGCGCCTTGATGAATGTCAGCGCGTCGGCGCGTCCTTCACCTATTTTCGCCGTTATGGTCTGCGTCAGGCGCTCGATATTACTGATGGTGATGACGATATCGACCAGGCAGACAGTAAACGCGAACGCCGTAAGGCCCGCTCTCTGAACAGTAGCCGCAAATGGAAGCCGACCAAATCAGAACGCACTAAAGCGGAATCCATCCTGAATATGCTGGTCGCGGCTGGTGAATTCACTGGCAGCGCGGTAATCGCCCAGGCTAAAGCGCGTAACCCGTTTCTGCGTACACCGTCAGAAGTTGCAGAGGATGTTATCCACTCCCGAGACAATGCCAAAAATGATGACGCAATGGCCCGCGATACTGTGTTGCGCTATGGTCTGACGGATGAGCACTGGCAGAGTTTCTACAAACAGGACGGATTCTTTCAGGTAGACGGTGATGAACTTATCGACACCAGAACCGGCTCACATGTCAGCGCTGAAGTCGCTATGGATATTGCGGAATCCCTTTCTTCTGTTGCCATTTCCAGCGCAGATTCAAACGATGTGCATGATACCCGCGATATGTCAGCGCCAGTCGCCCGGACATTTATTCCTGACTGTACCCCGCTTGATGACGATGAAGAGGCTTTTGTTGCCGCTGTTGAAGCGGGCCACGATTCGGAAATTATCGAAATTGCTATGCGTCAGATGGAAGTTCATGTGTCGCACGGTCTGGATATGCGCTCAGTACACAGCGATACGAGCTATCACCGCCGTAACTGGTATAACGCCTGTCGTGAATTCTATACGCTGGCGCTGATGCGTGGTGATGTGAACTTTGAAGCGCTGGCAAATCCTGAAATGAAAGTTGCCAGCACCATCATAGATATCGTCGGCACTGACGGTGATAACGAGGCCAGCGAATCCACCATTGCAGCCGCACAAGCACAACTCACCACCGATGCGATGCAACAAAAGGTCGATATTGCGCAGGAAATCGCGACGGGCAACGCCGACACTGATATCAAGCTGCAACAGCTTCATGAAATTGCGCTTCGCTGCGATGCGTACACTGCTGGCTATATCGAAACCCTAATCCTTCATGTTGAAAGTGGTGGCTTCAACAATGAAATCCCGGCGTATGTCCCTGAATCTGACCTTCCTTACTGATATGCGGGGTTCTCAACATGAAAACCGCACAGGAAAAGTTACAACGTCACCTTGAAAGGCAACGTGAGTATCAGCAGCGGGCTATTGCCCGCCAGCGCGAGAAACAGGCATCCCCGGAATGGCGTCAGGCTCAGTATGAAAAACAGCGGGAGCGACAATCCCGCTATATTGAACGGGCTAAAAATAAACCGTTCTCGCGTGGGTTGAAAGGCCGAACACCCCGCGCCGCTGAACGGTCACTGATGGACAAAATTGGGGCTCTACCCTGTATTGCCTGTTATGTTCACGGGATTATTAACGAGGTGGTCAGCCTGCATCATATCGACGGAAGAACAGCAGCAGGCGCACACGCCCGCGTGTTGCCACTATGTGACCATCACCACCAGCACTCAGCGCCAGCAGCAATACGCGCTATTTATGTCTGGCTTGTTCCGGTTCATGCTGATGGAACATGCGGAGGAAAAGCAGCGTTTGAAGCGCTAAACGGCACTCAGGACGATTTATACGCCCAATGCCTTGAAATGATAGCCTGACCCACACTAAACGCCGCCATGCGCTATCTGGCGGCGTTACCGCTCGCTCGCTTTCTGTATCATCACTCCCCCATCCTGTTAAATCGCACCTGTTAATAACCATGAGGTGCTTATGTCCGAAAACAACTATGGCGCATTAATGATGAAATCTGCGCTTAACACAGAAACAAATATTGATACGGTAATCTTACCTGGTATTTATCCCGTACCATCTGGAAACGCGTCCTCTCCTGATGATAACGGAGGTATACTGACTATTCACTCTGGTGCCCCCCTGCATCGGACATTTAGTTCTGACACAATCATTTTTGCAGCTTCCACTTATAACGCTGAAACATTCTCCTGGACGCCGTGGTCATTTTCTTTAACGAAAGAAATTCTTGGATCAAGCGAGATTCCGGGTTCATCACTTGTTAACACAGAAACAGGCCGTGATATCGGTTCATCTGTACGTGCTGCATCGGGGGTATCACAGGCGCTGTTTCCGAAACTGATGAACAAACTGACAGCGTATCGTCACGGTGTTTCCGGCTATCAGGATTTGTTCAGAGCTTATGGTTTCGGGTCGTCAGTAGAGGTTGGCGCAACACTACCCGACCCTGCTACACAAGCCCCCATTGCTAAGTTTTTCGAATACTTAAATAAAACGGTTAATAAACAGGGAATTTACCCTCTCACTTTCGAAAACCGTGGGGTTAATGGTTCTTCGATAAATAACTTCATTGTAAATCAGTGGCCTGGCGTCGTCGCAGAGGGCGTATATCCTGATATCGCGCTCTTTGTCTATGGTATGAATGATTTCCCAACGGCAAACTATAATGCCGGGCAAACGTTCAATGAAAATGGATTTAAGCAGCGTCTTAGAGCCGCGATTAATTTAGTCAGGGAGGCTGGCGGTGATGTTGTTTTGACAACCACACCGCATCCAAATATAGCTGAGTACAGCTGGAGCATGCCGCCGTCTGTTAATCAGGTGTGGCCATCATTTTCTCCACTTCCTGTTTCCGATGAGGACATTATCCCTTCAGCGGCAGAGTCAAACGTCACGTTTGAATGGAATGGTGTAAACATACAGGCAGGTGTTCGCTTCCTGCGTGGAAACGATGCCATCAGGCAAATCGCGGTAGAGATGGGATGTGTGCTGATTGATGTCGAAAAATACTGGTTTGATGCTGTAGCTAAATATGGCGAAACGGCATTATTCAATCGGACGCCTGAAATACAGACTGTTCACCCCAATTTGCTTGGGCATCAGCAATCGTACTGGCTTGCCTTTGAAGAATTTTTTGCGAACATGGATAAGAACGGCTGGATACCGCCCGTAGCGAACAGTTATGACGTTTTCAGTGTCGGCGGGACAGCATTAAATCCAAACCCAAAAACTGCTGACATTGACCTCCAATCTAATGGCATTCGGGCATGGGCTTATGGGTTGCGCGATAAATATGCGAGACTAATTTACGCGTCTGACCTGCTCGGAAAAATATCAAAATGGTCTTACACCTCACAATCCCCAACCTCTTCCGCTCCGGGTTATAGCCTGGAATGGACAGAATACCATTCCAGAACAGGTGGGCTTTATACAACGGGTGACATCATTCCAGTTGCTATCCCCAACAGAACGTCGATGAAGGTTTTTATTGATGTGTGGACTTCTGCGCAAACCGGGTGGGCGCAGACAATAGAGGTTATTGCTGTAAACCGTGAAGGGGTGGTGTCGTATACCATCGTTGGCGTTCATGATAACACGCCGAATGGTAACAGATTATTTACGGTAACAGTCGGTTCAGGCGTATTGAATATCAATGTGCTACAGGTTAACTCATCTGTTAAATACCACATCAGCGGTTTTAATTCGTAATGTAATCTGGAGGGATCATGTCATTTACTAAAAATATTGAATTAACCTTTAATAAAACAGCCGCGAACGGGATGGCGCTGCCTTCTGAGACACAGACAATCGAAACTCATTTTGTGGTGCGAAATGTCATTATCTCTGATGCGGAGGGGATATCTCAGGCTGACCTGTTCAGTAGTTTTGATGGGGTGTCCTGGCAGTTTTACGGCTCGTATGAGTTTTCACCTGATTACACGTCCGGTCTTGGTATGCTGGAACAGGCGGAAAATCAGATTCAAATAGCGATGAATGAACCTCCTTCTGAATAATTAATCAAGTTTATAATTTATCAAAACCTCACTACAAAAACGTGGTGAGGTGATTTTAAAATTCTTACCCCTGTACTTTGTTTTTCCCCCTGTGAACTTCCCACAAAACCACCCCAACCGAATCACAAAATTCGGATAAATACTCCAGGCTAGACCACTCTCTTATCCCCCCTCTTGCTGCCTCAATAAATATCACGGCTTCTCCATTTCTGTGCATTCCGCACAGTTGCCACCTGCCATTATTGGTGCGAGTAGCAATGACTCTTGAAAACATGCCATTTTCGTAGAAGTCTTTGAAGGCTGGTTTTTTACGCGCTGTTGCTTTCATAAAAGACAAATCCCCGAATTGTTGATAACAAACCGGGGGAATGTTGACACAAAATCAGAAATTGAGTTTTTTATTTCTCAGCGGTCACGACGCCTGCGCAATATCTCGGGCTGAAGGTAGCGGGTTACTGTAGACCATTCCGCTGATAATTGGCGCTACAGACATCTGATTTTCATTCCTGCGCTTCAGCGTGACGGATAGCGCCCTGCTTGTTTCCTGACTGGTCAGCGGCTGTGTTGACAGTAGAATCACGGTAAGCGGGATAACAATCATTCCAGACTGCTCCAGAAATCTCCTTTTACCACCCAGCCTGTACACTGGTGTAACGCCGGAAACAACCAACCCCATAAAGTTTTCCGGCACGGCATCTGTAACAGTTTTTGCCGGGCAAAAAATCACAGCTTTATCAAAGCCTGTCGCCGTCAATTGTAACGCTGACAAGTCCGGGGGCGTCGATTCTGGCGCATTCTCCCCGTGGAATATCTCCAGATCGCACACAACGCGCTGTAACGGGTTCTGGAACTTAAGCGACCATTCGCCAGTGAGAAGCCCGCCAAACACGTCAATGGTGTGATGAGGGTACGGAATACCGTTTATTGGTGCGCTACTGCCCCTGACTTCAGCAGGAAGAACCCAATCAGGCACTACAGCAGAGTCTGTAATCTGTGCTTTCTCAAGGTCTGATATCGCAATCAGCTCATCTGGTGTTAATGCCATTATTTCCCCTTAGCCGTAAGAAGCTGGTCAATGTGTGCCGCCTGCGCGTACAGGTCGTTAAAAATGAAGTTAAGCTCCGCCACGTCAACCGGATCCCCTTCAATCAATTTTCCGCCTGCATTGATGTAAGTCGGCGCAAATCCATCAGCCTGTTTCGCTGCCGATGGTTGTTTCTTGCTCGGATAAATGCCGCTACTTACAGGATAATTACGAGCAACGGTCGAAAATGTATTCATGGCGCTTCTACCCTGGATAAAAGCTCCTGATACTTTTTATACAGGTCATTAAGGATGTAATTCATTACCTGAGCGCTTATCCCGTCACCAAACACCAGATTGCCATTTACATCAAAGTAGGTCGGTGCGAACCCGGTAGCCTGCATTTCTTCAGATGGTTCTTGCTTGTTTGGAATATCAGCACCACCTTGCCCCGCATAAGTTTTGTCAGTATTGGCCCAGCTATCCATTTGTCACCTTCATCTTTTTGACTGTTACAAGCGTGTTGAATGGCTCCACAAGCTCATTTTCATTAATGGTTTGTGTGGCTGCTATCCGCGTCAAAATGGATTTTGACGCAGTAACTCTTATCCCTTTTGTTTCGGTTGCCATCACGGTTTTTTGCGTCTTCTCGTACTTGATGCCACCCCACACAGCCGGAAACGCATTACCAGGGAACATTGGCGCGAGGTGGGTTAGTTTGACGTTAGGAGAAGTTGCGGCGCTGTATATATCCCCGGCAAAGGTTGCCGCAACCAGCGTTTCCGGCAGTTCGATATCTGGAGCCATCGCGCCACACTGGACGAAAACAGCACGTAACGGTACGCGGTTGAAAGCCGCACCCACCGCGCCAGTGGTCAGCCCTACCCGGTTCAGTCGCAGCCATGCAATTCCGTAGGCTAACTGTATGAATCCACCGACAGCGCGGCGTGACTGAAGCGAAACAGATTGCGTCTCGGCACCCTGAAACAAGGCTATCTTGTAGCTGTCATCGTCTCGGCCTTCACGTGGTATGGCGAACCTTTCCCCCCATGCATCAAGCAAAAGGCCCGAAGATTCTCTAATTGAGAAACCTCTTTTCAGATAGTCCAGCGCATCAACCATGCCCTGCTGGTTGGCCTTGATACCGGAAACGAGGTCGATATTTCTTTTTAACCTGACCTTTGAGGTAAGGCGTTCAGTTGCCAGTTTCCCCGGTTTTTTGATTGATGGCTCCATTACGACACCACCACAGAAGTAGAATCCGTAACCGCAACAACGCCGCTACTTATGGGGACGGTTTTCCCTGTCGGGGATTCGGAAGTACCGACAGTTACGGTAATATCCGTCATCGTCGGAAAAGCCGTAACCAAACGGGCAGATATTTGACCTGCGAAAACGTCACGCCCCATTTCAAGCTGTGAGAAATAGCCAGTGATAACACTTTTAGCTACGCTCTCATAATCGTCTGGTTTGCCTGTTGTCTCTGCATCCCATGTATCACCGGAAACGGAAACATAGACAAGCTGGAAGCTCTGGCGAGTGAAATACACTGTTTCGGTAGTTGTACCGTCAGTTGCTGTACCCGATGTGTTGCCGTAGAAACCGCACTCAGCCGCTGCCGCATCATATATAGCCTGCGCTATCTCGTCGCTATCACCACCAGCAACAAACACCTGAACTGACTTCCCCGGCAGACCATCAGCATCGGTCTCAATTCCCCGGTTTGTATTAACCGTGACGTAACTCACACCAGCAACCGCTAGAACGGCATTTTTTATGCCCGGTCTTGATGCGCTGACATTCTTTCGCCCTGCCTCCGCCGCTTCGAAAAGACGCTCTCTGTATTGCTCGTCATCTTCTATTTCAAAGCCTTTACTGCCATTGGCGAGAATGAGAATGTCATCTGTTGCTACATAGCCAAATCGAACATCAGGAAACTCCGTATCGCTGTCATACCATGTTGTTGCGGGCATTCCGGTACGAACGATAGAAAAAACATCATCAGAAAATGAGAACTGGATGAGCGATTTACCGTCTGCCGCATAAAGCAACAACCCGTAATCCGTTGAATATGTGGCTACTGACGTATCAGCGGCGGCAATGATGGGATACAGCCTGGATAAAATCGAATCAGACGTATCGCCTGTCTGGTACTGCGTTGAATATGGCTTACCGTTGATGGATATGGTGAAGGTATTTCCCGGGGTGATAGCATCAGGCTTAACCTCCAGTACAAACCCGGCAGCACTTTTACCATTGGCCTGAATACTGCCTGACGGCGACCAGTCACCAGAAATACCGGAGATAGTGAAAGCCTCACCAGACGCGATTACCTGCCCTGAAGCCAGCAGGTAAACCACATCGGCAGATGACCGGGTTAATCCATAGCGAGGAAGCGTGAACCCCTCGCCGATACCGTCAAGCTGAATGCCTTCACCTGATGAAATGAAGAAACCAGCAAACGTCCAGCCGATGGCCTCCACGATATTCAGGTCATTTTCAGCGACAACCGCCATAACCTGACCAATCAGGGAATCACCGTCCGGGCTTATATCCCCCAGCAGGTCGCGCAATTTCTGGTAAATGTCGCCGCGTAGCTCTGGCAGTCTGGCACCGTGCCAGCCGCCATCATTAATTAATTCCACTCGTCACCTCCGTGCTATCGGCACCGACATAAACCGCAAAGCGGATCGTGTAATCCCCCTTAACGTCATTGATGGTTGTAGTTCTGGCATCGGTCACGCCAGTAGTGCGCCGTGCCTCTGCGTTAATCATGTTGGAGACAATCGAAACCGGCAGACGTGATGCCATAATGCCTGGCAACCACGGCAACCCCTGAGTTTCATCAAGCCACCATTCGCCGCGATTAGTGCCTACGCGGATTTCTGCCTGCTGCGCAATGCCATCAATGCCACCATCCAGCACCAAATCGCCATTGCGGAGAATGACTCCGCTTTCATCCTGCATAATGTCCAGCATCAGTAATTCATCCCCTCAACGAATGCCAGCTTTGAAACCCATACAAGGCAACGGCTAGAACCTACATCCTCTACCCGCTGAACCTCACCAACGGGGATAATGCGTCGCCCTCTGGACGTCAGCATTACCAGCTTTAAAGCCTCGCCAACCTGCGGCCTCTCTGCGGAAAGAAAGCAGCCCTTTACCCCCTGTCGATACTGAGTTGTTGTGATGTTCATTCGGTGTGCATCCATTTTTCAACGTGGACGACCGTCACAGCAGAATCCAGCGACTCGATATCCAACAGGTCATCAAGGTCAAAGCCTTCACCAGCATCATTTAACATTTGCGCCATCGCCGCTTGATGCGGTAATTCAAACGGCAAATCGCTGTAAAGTGGCATGTACTGGTCTTTGCTCTCCCTGCACGTCGCCATGACCATATACAGCGGCGCGTTAATCAGGGGAATACACTCGACGCGCTCCACTACAAGCCCGGTTCGCTCAGTGATATTGATAATCTCGCCTTTGCCAACGGTTGTGCTGTAGTCACCCGCCATCAGAAAGCCACCGTTAGAAAGCGCGATTTGTGCCGCATGGTCATTTAATTTCATGGTTTTTTCCTTATGTCGGGGCGTCGGTCTGACTGCCCTCACCGTTTTCTTTATGAGTGTGAGAATTGAAGGACTTACCGCCGCTAATGTGGTCAGCGGCTTTGCTATCGCCGTTTATGGTGACGTTGCCGCCAAAATCAGCATTACCGCCACCTTCTGCGCCCTGATTGATGGATCCAGAAATCGTCAAATTCCCGTTTATGGTTGTCATTGGCGCTGTCATATCGATACCTCCCGGCGCGTTAACGGTCATTTTGTTGCCCGTAAACTCGAAAGTTGCGCCTTTCCCGGTATCACCCTTAATGCTTCCGTCATCCAATTCAATAAAAGCACTACCGCTGAATACTCTTAACCCTGCCTCATCCGGCATCTGGTGACTGGCAAAGTCGGAAAACCCACATATAGCGATGGCGCTTGAAATGGTCTTATGGTCTGGCTCGTCGCCGTCACTGTGAGAAAGCGCTATAAGGAGACATTCATCCCCCGGAGAAACTCGCCCGCTGACGCCTGACTTACCGCTATCCCAGACAAGTGAAACCAGACGCACGTTTTCAACAGCCGGATAAGCAATCGGCTCTGAGTTGTCACCGAATATGCGTTTTGGGGATGGCTGGACAGTTGCCCGCCCGCCGCTGACGGAAACAATCGTTGCTTCAAGCGAAAAAAGCGCTGAATTAAGCGCCTGCTCAACAATGGCCTGAATCTGGCTACCAGCTCTCATGCAATGATTCCCTCCCATGACGATGACCACGCCTGACGGTCGCGAGTACTAAAGCGATGGGAAATCTTCTTCACAATAACCATCCAGCCTTCGCCCATTGATGGAGACGAAAGCTCTACCTGCTCGCCAATCTCAACCCCGCCATAAAGCAATGATTCCCACGTAACAGCCTCAATAACCCCCATCTGGCGGCGAGCACCTTTTGAGTAGTCAACTTGTGAGCCCTTCGGGGGCCAGACATAGGTAGTTATGCTTTTGTCGTGCTTCTTCTGGATCTGCTCTTTTTCGGAAGGGTTCTTTTTCTTCGTGCGTTTCGGGGAGTGAATTTTCAGAAGTGGCGCACCAAGCAATCCCGTTTCAGGGGAGAAAACAGCAGCACCTGTAAGAATTGAATCACCGGCAGTGACAATGATTGACTGATACTGAAGCGACCAGTTGGCATTAACTGGTTTGCAAAGGCTGGTGAGCACATCGCGGGACAATGCCGCAGCGCTGACGCTTTTAGCCAGGGTGAGAGATGACGCTGATTTAGAGAACTGACAACCCAGCCCCATATCAGAGGCTACCTGTAACACAGCATCTTTAAGGCTCTGGCCTTTGCGAAACGTGCGCGATGTGACGCTGGCCCGAAATGGAATCAGCGCCTCATAGATTTTCATTTTCAGGCCGTATACCTCATTGGGCTTGATGGTCACGGCGCTGATAAGTTCGCCCTGAAACAGGGTGAACATTCCTTCATCTATATAGCCAGCAGCAACACTGACGGTTGACCCAGCCTGAGCGATGGCGTTCTGCGTCTGTGGTGTTAAACCCCATAACGTTAAATCAGCCTCGTTTGGCTCTTTTTCATCGTCACGCACAGACGAGAAATCAACGTCCACATCAGTAATGTGGATCGTCTCTCCATCTGTGCAGTTAACGGTTATTTCGAACTGACGCCCGTAAGCCATGAAGTTCACCTCCTTTATATAGAGGTGATTTAAAGGCAATGGCCTGACTAATTACAGAAACGGCTCCAGCGGTAATGTGTGTCAATATTATGCGCAAGGCTAAATCTGTGGATAAGTAACAAGAAACTATCTACCTGCACGATTTAAGTTAGTGGTCAATATCGTCCCAACCATGCATCACTACTCGCTTTCGATGTGGATAACATTAAACGTGCCAATATGAATGTTTGATATTTGTTGCTTTTGTTATGCTCATTTTTAACACAGTGAAAATGTAACAGAGCAAACATAATTAAACGGTCAAATATTTAACCGTTATCAAACACCAGCGAAAAGTGATAGATTCCTGCAATCGCTGGTGGAAACAAGCCTGAGCGTGAATTTATATTTCTCCCTGCCCCACATGCTTATGCTTTCCCTCTTTCTGCCAACTCATAACAAAACCATGTCAATACGTTAAAACATCTGGTCAGATGAGATTGCAGAAACATTTCCGGTATATAAAACAATATTTCCCATCTAAAAAGACGTAACCTATTGATTTCAATATTCATAACAAAAATGGTAGATGTTCAGCTTTGTTTCCCTCTGAAACATTTTTTAATGAAATGGCAGTAACCGCCTTCTTTTTGGCCTTTTTTACATGCCTGCTCAGAATGTCCAACCTTATATATCCGTTTGCCTCACAACCATAATTCTATGATTCGATTGATAAATCATTCACTTAAACTTTTTTAAATTTCCAGAATGCAAAAACGCAAGGTATTGACGCCAAAAATCCATCCACTTTTGAATGAAAAACAATCACAAAAATATAACCAATTGATTTTTAATCGTTAAATTTATTTTTTGTCATTTTTATGAAAATGCGACCTTTATCATTTACATAATCATAATTTCATGATGCACACAAAACTATCCACATAGCATTTATTTAACTTTATTGTCACATAATTTAACATGCATTATGTTGCATTTTTGTTAATTGAGATTTAACATTTCACTTACATTTATTGACTGCAATTTTCAGGCATAAAAAAGCCCGGCATTTGCCGGGCTCGTTTTTGTCGTCTGCTGTCAGACCATACTACTGAATGCCGCCTCCACTTCTGACGGGCTAAGTGTCGCAATATCCTGATAAAGAGAAATCGCTTCCTGTGTTGTTTGCCGTCCTCCCATCAAAATCTTATCGCCACTGCGATTAATCATTTCCACGCGGTAAATATCAGGCTTCGCTTTTAAATTAGTTCGTAGCTGAAGCGATTTAAACTGACAACCTCTCGGATACTTCTTTTGATACATAATATCATTATCTTTAATCGCGGAACTTTCCATTCCTTACCCTTTAACCTGTAAATACTCTTCAATAGAATTATTTAAAACTCGCCTCATTGCCGCGAACGGTGGAGATTGCAAGTAAACACTCGGAACGTCTTTCACCGCGTGATTTAATATCAACTCTGTTGCGAGATAATCCTCGCCACGCACAGCAGCGGAGGTTCTAAATAATTTTCTTAAGTCATGGCAGCGCCATTTAATCCCGGCGCGGGAAATCGTCGTCACAAGCGTGTTGTATTTTATTTCTGACTCACCTATCACGCTTAGCCACCCCTCGATTAAAGGTATGTATTTAACTGGCAAAGGCAAAAGTAAATCGGAGTGAGTTTTAGTCTCGCGGTCAGGTACAAACAACTTCCCACCTGAAATAATTGATGAGGGAGATAGTGAAAGCGTTTCTGTTGCCCTCATCCCAAAACACAGCATCATACGGGCTGCGGCCCTGTATGGATCCCGCAAAGACTCTATCTCACGCACAACCGTAGAATACTCATCAACACTTACGCGGGCTGGCCTGCTCAATGCTCTGTGACGCTTTATCCGTTTTCCTATAGCTCTTGCCGCTGTACGCATGGCATCAAGCATCCTACCCAAAGAGCCCGGCGCGGCTGGCTTGAATTTAATATCAGCATGAATCACCCAAGCTACAACAGCCGCAACGCAATCTATACGCTGGCGAACCGTAGACGCCGCCAGCCCATTATCAATGCAACGGTCGGCATACCTTACCCACGTATCAGGTACGCTTGCAGCGCGTACCCCGAGAGATAAAACAGGCTCCAGCATACGGACGGCATGACGTTCGTTAATAATTGTTTTCTCACGCAAACTGACCGCCTGAGCGCGGCGGTCAACCATTATCAGTAAATCACTGAGCATCCTTACCCCCTGACAGCCAGCGCTGTACGGATGGCATTTGCAACAGCGGCATAAAATGCCGAATCTTCATACTCCTGCTGTCCGGCCCATTCAAATATGACGGCGGTAAACTTCATATTGCTGATGACGGTCGATGTCGCATCGCTGCGGGTATAAAGCGAAACCCAAACCCCCGGCTTTACAACCTTACTCTTTACTACACCCAGCGCCGGAATCACGCCCCTGATGGCTGAAGCATGACGTTTAGCGGTATCTTTGTTCACTCCCTCCCGCTCGCTACGTTCTGCCACCAGCCTTAACCCTTCTTCTATAAGGTCACGCGACAAACGGCGCTCGCTTCTTTTGGTCTTAATTTTGTCCATTTGAATCACCTTTTATTATCATCCAGGCTGTTGCGTTAGGACTTAAACGCACCTCAGTAACTAAACCACGTGAGGCCATATTTTTTAGCTTTTGGCGAACGTCATACTGAAGAATTACCTTGTCAGGATGTGCGCGACAAACAGCCTCACGTATGAAGCTGGTATGCATTTTCTGGTTTTTTAATTCCGGGCTAGACCATCGCTGGAATGCCTCGATAATGTCTTTATCGGTAATGATATAACGGCGCATTAATTCCCCGAGGAAAAGTAATAAATAGCTACTGAAATAGCAGGCAACCAGAAAAATATCACACAGAACAAACAGGCCCACACGGTTACACGCCAAAAACCACGATAATTAGTATCTTCTACAGGTTCTTTATAAATCATTGTCTGCCCCCCTAATCCCATTGCAAAACTGACGCAAAGTACGCCCCACGACAAGGCGTGTTGCGCGGATGATGCCAGCCTGAATAACCTTCCTGCCCGCCGATTGGGCTAACTTTGTACCAGCATTGGTAATAGCGAGCGTTCGATGTGAAATTTTCCGCGCTATCGGCATCAATCATGCCTTGATTGACTGATTCTTGGATAATATCGGCTTCGCTATAGTCACCACGCATCACAAGGAAACGAGCATCATCTGAGGTCAGATATTCGCACTGACCGTCATTCCTGCCTTTGCTGGCTGGTTTGGTTAGCTCAGTCATTCCAAGCCTCCAGTTCGTTCTGAATCTCTTCGTCGATTTCTTCGGTGGTCGCTTCTTCGTTCAGAAAGTCGCGCGCCTCCTTGAGATACTGCTCCCGGCATTCGTCATACCAGGCCGAGAACTCTGGCGACCAGCCAACAGCAGAGCCGTCGAAATCAACTTTGGCGTTGCTCTCAGCCATACTCTCAACCATGCAGTAGGCAGTAATCAGCCCGGATTCACGGATATAAACGCGCAGATCACGCTTGCGCCATACCGTGCTAAATTTCGAGTCGCAGCGGTCTTTAAATTCAACCTGCCAGCGGCGGATGCAGCGTGCGTTTAGTGATTTCCTCATGCTTTCACTCCCAAATTCTTATTTACCTTACGGCGGCAGGCGGCGCAGTCATCAGGACTTTCAAAGGTGTCCGGCTCACGGTCAGTACCGAAAAACATCCAGCGGCCGCAAATACTGGTGACCTCACCCTCCAAAAAGAAATGATGTTTATTAGCGTTTATTGGTCTAGCCCATCCTGATTTTTTGCTCATCTTTTTCCGCTTTCCTCTGTGATTGGAAAGTCAATACCAATACGCAACACTGAGGCTGTATTGAAAATAAGCCCCATACGTGGCGTTGCCTCTAGCCCTTCAATGCGCCGGATAGTGGATCGCATAACTGAAACCAGCGTGGCAAATTCCGTTTTATCCATTCCTAACTCTCGGCGTAGAGCACCGCTAACAAGCAGGTCTGTTAACTGTCCGATGGTCATACGGCGCTTTTCTGCCATGACCTTTTTTACTTTTTCATTCGACATAAAAGCCCCTTATGTAATGCTTACTACGTACTGGTTATCACCCAATTTGAAAGCGTGAATGGCGGTTCGTGATGCAACCCAACCATCGTCACCGCGCAAAAGTAACGGGATTGTTTGCCCTCTGTTAATGAGTCTCTCAATTGCACCGGCTGCACTTATATCGCTTTCGGTATTAATAGCTATGGCTCTCTGCTTTCCCCTGCAAATGTCGATCTTTTCAGATCCACTCAAATATTTTGTTATCGTTACCTGCCTAATTTCCACCGGGTTTAAAATGAGGTTTTCAATTGCGTGTTTATTGGTTACACGATGCGGGTTTTTATATATAATTTCTCCGGCAATGCTCCCGTTAGCCATTAACCAGACGATATCTTTTAACAGATAATGATTACCCTGAATTAATACATGTTCTTCACCTTCCCGGATGCGGATATATGCCGGGGTTCCCTTTTCACCCATTCCTTTGCGTGACTTGCGTAATAACTGACCATCACGATATTCGAAAAGCTCATGACATTTGTGATAAAGCCATGCCTGATTAGTTTCATCACCAGTGTGACCGGCCTCATTGATGATATCTGCAAACGGCGCAACATCACCCTCAGCAATGGCTCTAAGCGCGGCTCGCATAACATCAGGAAAAAGAATCTCCTGACTGGTGATTCTTTCCTGTGCTCGATGATACATATCTTCATCACCACGAAACTGAATGACTTTCTGATTTTTTTTCATTATTAATTCTCAATAAGTTGAGGTGCTACATACACCCCTGTGCTTAATGCACTATGGAAGGCATTAGCCAACCGACAGGCGTTTATTTCCTCTTTCGTCATTGCTGGTCGAGGTTTTATAGACTTTTTCTTCTCAGGTCTTGCCGATTTGAGAGCGCGAGTAATAGCTCCGCTTACAAAAAAATTCTTCTGTGCGTTTTTCAGATGATACAAATATTTCCCCGTCGCCTGACATTTGATCTTCTCAATTTCTACATATGGCGAGCGGAACATATTCCAAATTCTTCTGGCAATGTTCTTTGCTGTTTGTTTTTTAAATTTGGCGTTTACTTCCTCCCTAATTTGGCTCATAGACAGCCTGCGACCCTGCATTATTTTGACAAGGTCTTTAGCGGTTACATTACGCTTCAGGTTGCTATAGGCCAGCATGAGAGATTCGCGGAAATACTGACGCGCCGAACCACCGAAGGTATCAGCGCCCTTTCTTGCCAGTTCCCACGCATGACGAAATACCAGAGCAAAATCGCGCAT